AGAGCCATGATGATTTCCTTTAGATGTTGCCGTCAGTGATCGTGCTATCAGGCCGCGACACCAAGACCAAGTAGGTCTGAGCCGCAGTCGGAGTGATAGAACTTCCTGTGACATTGCTGAACGTGATCGCGAGGGTGTTCGCCGCAGAGACTCGTGAGCCAACAATTCCCAAACCAGCTTGCGTTGTGGGCTTGTTGACAAGAACCATGTCCCCAGGGAGAAGACCGTTAACCGTGAACGTCTGGTCTGCCGTCGTGTTGAGCACGATGAGAGCAGGCGACAAGGTTACGCTAATGACGGACTGTTAGACCAGATTGCCAGTAACGTAACTCATGTTCAACCCCAGAGGCGCACGGCCATTTGCGGACGAATGACGCTGTACCCGTACAGAACGTCGATACGACAAGGCATACGGTCGTTGTTGATGTCGTACTGACGAACAATACGCATCGAGATGCCGTTGTGAACCTGGCGCGAAGCCATATCGACACCCTGCGGCAGCAAGAGGTCAGCCGTAGCAAACGTGATCGCATTCTTCTGGTAGATCAGATTCTGCGGGTAGCCCGTGGAGGCTGCGCCAACAAATGTGACTGCTGCGTTGTCTGCCGGGAAGGCATCAATGGTCGCCAGAGCGTTGGTGGATGTGTACATTGCGGGTGAAACCGCAATGCTAGTCCAAGAGCCGCTTGACGCCGTGTTGGCCACAGTAACAACAAATTGCTGCAAACTGCCGGTGGATTGACGGGTTTGCGGGTTGACCGAGTACACGCCAGCAATAGTAAACACATCGCCGACAGTGACCGTAGCCGACCCGGTGCCGCCGTCAATGCTGATGGTGGACTGGCCTTGAGTGCTGATTGCGCCGTTAACCAAGATTGTGTCCGAGGTCGAGCGGGTGCCTGTAGTGTGGTTCACAATGGACTGCGACATGTTGACTTCGTCGTAACCCAGAACGCCAGTGCCCATCATGCCTGCGGTGAACTGCCGGCTGATAGTAGACGTTGGGTTGAAGAAGCCTTTCATGCCTTCGACCAAGTTCGCGTTGGCGGCGGGGTTCACCGTCGCGTAGCGGTCAGTCATGGGCGATGCGTACTCGTTCAGCTTCTGGTTGCCTTGCAGCAGGACCAGCGAGGTGGACGGTGTGGTGCCAGGCGTGCCGACAGTCGAATAGATCGACTTGTAAGCGTTGGCGACATCGTTGTCGATGCTGGAGGCCAACTGCGAGATACGGGGTTTGAGAACCCGTTCCGCGAAGTCGTCCAACTGCATGGTCAGTTCAGCAGATGTGAAGTTGACACCGATGTGCTTCTGGCTTGCGACCGTCAGCGTGGTGTACTGCTCGTTGTCGTCCTGAACTTGCAGGGCGGCGCCATCGGTCACCAGAGCACGGTCGGGCAGACGAATGCGCAGGGTGGAACCGATCTTTGCACCTTCAACGGCGAACGAGTCGTCGTATTGGCGGTTGACGTTGCGGGTGAGCACCAGGTTGTTCTCGAGAATTTCGAGAGCCTTCCTGGTGATCATGTCAATAGTAAGAATGCTGTTAGACACTTTGAGTCCTTAAAAAATTAGCGGAGGCGAGCTTCCATCTTCTTCACTTGTCGAGCGCGGTCGGCTGCGATCCATTCTGAAGTGCTCATCGACTTGATGGAGCGTGGATCAGTTGTATCGTAGGTCGATGCGCCCTTGCTGCTGGCCGTGACAGGCGTAAAAGGCGGGGGAGCACTAGAAGTCTTTTTGACCATCGGTTCCGAGGACAGTTTGGCCTCAATACGTCCGATCTCTTTGGCTTGCACATAAGGCGCCAAGCGGGAAATACGATCTGCTTCTTTCGGGTTGGCACCGAGGTAGTAGGCTACATCAGGGCCAATATCCGACGATTGGATCGTCTGTGCCATCACGGTCGTGATCTTGAGGCTTGGATTGTACGCGACCTGTTCAAAGTCATCGTACTTGTTCCGCGCCTCTTCTTCCCTGTCGTGATAAGCACCAAGAACTTCTGTCTGCTGGCGCTGCACATCCCGTTCGTAGAGTAGCTGCTCGGCCTTCTTCATCGCCAATGCATCGGCGTAGGATTCAGTCGAGTCAAACTGCTCTGGTCTGGGATCAGCAGCGACGACAGGGGCAGCAACTACCCGCTCTCGTTCCCACTTTCGTTGCTCGCGTGCGAGCCTCTTTCCTATCGCGGCATCCAACTCTTCTTGAGTGAACGCCTTTACCGGCTGTGCTTCTACGGGTTCAGGTGCCGCCGTGGCTTCCTGTTCCGGCGCGGGTACTTCCGCTAGTACTTCTTCAGACATTGTGTGAATCCTTCGATTCCCTGGTAAACCTTACCAGTACGGTTATAATGGTGCTAAAGAACCACTTAAATTAAATGTATGGATGGTGTTGCCACCAGAAGTTGTAACTGTACCACCAGAAAATAGTTGTGCGCCAGGGTAAGAAACAATTACTACGCCTGAGCCGCCAGCGGCGCCAATTGTTGGACCGCTAACAAGAGTCCCCCCGCCGCCACCAGCGCCGCCGCCTGTGTTTGCTGTGCCTGGGTTGCCATTGTTGGAATCAGTACCGCCAGCGCCGCCGCCGCCAGTACCCCCTGCACCAACACTGCCTACGCCGAAAGCACCGCCCCCGCCTCCACCGGCGTAGTAAACGGAAGTGCCGCTAATTGAATTAGCCAAACCAACGCCGCCTGCGCCTCCATTTATCCCTCCACCCCCAACTGATCCACCAACGGCACCAGCACCACCGCCACCGCTTGCACCACCCCCAAGATTATTGGTTGCACCGCCACCGGAATTTCCTTGACCGGATGTGCTTGCGCCCCCAGTAGATGGCCCACAACCACTACCGCCGCCACCAGAGCCACCGGCTAAACCTACGCCCCCTCCTGCTGCAATATTGTAATTACCGCCGCCGCCGCCAACAGACGCGGTTAATGCCGCAAATTGAGAATTACTACCATTTCCACCATCGGCGGTAGATGTTCCGTTGGCACCGCCAGCGCCAACAATTACCGCATACGTTGTGCCGCTTGATATGCTGGTTGTTCCAGTTTGATAACCGCCAGCGCCGCCGCCGCCGCCTGCCGAAAAAGTTGGCGCTCGTGCGCCACCGCTACCACCGCCACCGGCAACAACAAGATACGTTGCCGTGACCGTAACAATCGAAGGTACAAGTACATTTGTGCTAACGTATATCAGCCCCTGAACGCCCAAGGCGATGCTGTTCTGGGCGCCAAGGAAGCTCATTGCTTGTTCACCGGCTTTGTGTAAAGGTCGCCACCAACGGACACTTGGATCGCACTGACACGCCACGGAGCGCCAGTGCCAGTCGGAACCTTAAACGGAATGGCAACGTTCGCAGGCACATATGTCCCATCGGTCGCCGAGGCAGTCACGCCTTCGCCCACCAGCACATACGCCGCCGAGGTGACCGTCACCACCACGCCTTGAGGCCCAGCAGGCCAGGTGCCTGTGGAGCCAGCAGTGCCGGTGTAGGCGACCGTCTTAGGACCGAGTTGCGTGCCGATGCACGGGTTGAGCATTTCCATCAGTTACCCCAAGAATTTGAGCTTGTAGAGCGTTGTCAAATATAGTTCGACAATATTGTCGATCAACTGTTGCAACGAAGAATCGGTCTTGTCGCATACGTCATACCGCACAGACTCGATCTCATCCAACTGCGCCTGCAAGAACTCGACAATATTAGTCGTTTTCTTGGATGATTGCAAAGTGATCCCGCCGATCAACCCATGCCGGCCTTGGTAGGCCTCAGCAAAGGCGTCCGCAAGGTCAATGATGCTGTCGTAGAACGTGTTCAGCGCCATGTGCTTGCTGAAGCTGCGCGTGTTGAGATGGACGCTGTGCGCCACATCCCGACCCAAGAAGAGCAAGCCCATGAAATCCGCTGCTTTCATTCCATACTCTCCTGCGGCATCTCAGCCCCGACATCCACATCCCGGCCTGGCATTTCGCCCACAAGGTCACCGCTGGTGATCATGCCGTGGACCGTCCCCAAGACTATTTCCTGAATCTGGTCAGGCGTCATGCCGGCCATCGTGGCGCTGATCCGCTTGGTCTCAGCATCGTAAGCCTTGACCTGGCTGTCGAACTGCTTGACTTGCAAGTCCTGCGCTTCCATCGACTTCGACACGTTCTGGAGCATCTGGTGCATCTGCTCCATCTCCTGACCCATCGCCTGCATCTGCTGCTGCGCGGCCTGGAGCGCCGGATCGTCATCATCGGCCAACAGTTTCGGGTCGATAGTCTTGGCAAACCGCTTGCTCATCTCCTGAGCACCCGGCCAGTCCATGTTCTTGATGAACAAGTCACCCGCCACCGCCCACAGTTGCGGGTTGCCCTGCAACAGTTGGCTCATGGCGTCCAGCGACTCTTGGCGCTTGGTCATGTAGCTCGGGCCAGTCGTCACGCACACATCGTACTGACCAACGCCGGGGTTGTAGATCTTCTTGATCACAACGCCCGCCTGGTCGACGATCTTGCGCACCGGCTGCGGCTGATTCGGGTCGATCATCGCCGAATCCGTCTCCCCATCGATGCCGATGATGCGGGCAATGCGCTGGGTGTCGTAGATTTTCGGGATCAGGTCCACAATCTGCCGAGTGGTGTACCGAATCGCCCGCGCCAGATTGTCGACGTAGTGGTAGGTGCCTGTGTCGCCCTGTTTTTCACGCGCCAAGATCGCTCGGCCAGAGCGTTCGTTGCTTGTGGCGCCCAAACTGGAGTCATATTGGCCTGTAGTGCTCTTGATGTCATCAGAAGCGCCCGCCTTGGCCTGTAGGAGCCCGCTGGAGGCCATTGGAGGCTGTGATCGTGCCGGTAGGGGCAGTACGCCGCCTGCGCCGTCTGTAACGTCAGGGTTGACCTCCAAATACGGCCAGTTTGTCGTGTTTGCGGTCTTCCACTGCTGCTCATAGCCCTCAAACTGACCGCCGTACCCAATAAACGGGGCTTTTGGCGCCAGTGCGAGCATCTCAGCCTCTTGGCTGACCCAGTAGTTGTACATGCGCTGGGCGTCTTTGGCGTTGCGGATCAGCCCAGAGACGTACAGGCGGCCATCAACCTCAAATTCGTTGCCCACAACGCGGATAACGGGTATCCACTTGCCCGCCCAATCGCGTTCTTCAATGAATTCGAACCCGTTTGTCTTGCACCACTTGATCTTCTTCTGATCCACGATGCGCGTCTTGATGGGTTTCATGCCCATCTGCTTCATCTGGCGGTCTTCGGGCGAGTTCTCCATCGCCGACACGTTGCCGTGGTACAGGTTCAGCTTGCCAGGCGTGTGCTCGACGTAAAAGTACTCTGCAATGCGTACCGTTTTCTCGCTGATCCACGGACTCAAGCTCTGGTCGCCTACGCCGCGCTGCATCATGGTCGAAACAGGCGATGCGTCGGGGAACTGGCGCTCGTACTCGTCAGCCGTCAAGTCCTGGGTGATGAAACACCACTCCGCGTCTGAGCCGCACGGGTCTTCAATCGTCGGGTCCATGTACACGCTGAACGAGTTGCGCACCCGAGCGATCCGGATGTCCTGCTCGAAGCTGTCGTCGTAGCAATACTCAGTCAGGAGCCGGATGTAGCCCTCGCCGTACGTCACCTGGTTCTCGCAGGCGGTGTCGTAGGCTACGTCAGCGTCCGAAATGTACTCAATGTGCCGCACGATGCCGTCGAATATCTCTGCGACCTCGATGTCAGCCTTGTCGTCCACCGGGATGACCTTGCCACTGGGCCGGTTCTGCCGCTGGTCGTTGGTAACCTGCTTAACGTGCTGGGGCAGCTTGTTGATCGTCAGGCACGGCCTAGCGTTAATCGTCTGCCCTTGGACGCTGCCTCGCGTCGCCAGCACATCTGCCGGCCACTGCCACTGGTTGTCGGGACTGCCTGCGGCAAACCGCAGGTCGTCTAGCTCATCCTCGCGGGACTCGCTATAGGCCGACACGGCCATCGTAAAGCGGCTACGCATGGTGTTCAGATCGTCGGCGTCGCCGCCGGCAACTGACTTAGCCGCTTTGATGTCAGAGTTCATTTCTTCTTGGCGGCGGCGCGTTGGGTAGAGTACGCAATCGCAACTGCTTGCTTGACCGGCTTGCCGGCTTTCACTTCAGTCTTGATGTTCTCTTTGAACGCTTTAGGTGTTGGCGATTTTTTCAGCATCACGATCCCATCCAGCTAGTTAGGACGCCTTGCGGCGCGTAAGTTCTGCGCGGCGCCTTGTCCACATACTCCCGGTGCGCCACCGGGAACGCGAACGTCACCGCCAGCGCGTCGGCAGCATCAGGACTGGCAAGACCTCTTGAGCGCATTTCCTTCTTGCCTTCTAAGAAGATTGTACCGCTAGAGTTAGGCTTCTTGGTTGGCCCCACTAGGTCTGCCTTGAGTTGCCGATCCTCGGGTATGGATGCGCTTCGCAGCCAGTCCTTCATCGTGCCCCACATCTCAGCCCGCTTGTTGCCCCACATCACCGAGTTCTTGGCTTTCCAGCCAAAGTTCACTCCGCGTACCTTATACCGTTGTTCGTTCAGTCTGTCAAGTATACCGTACCCCAGCCCGCCTTCGTCAATCACCGTCAGCACCGGCTTGAACTCCTCGATGGCGTCGATCACCCGACCGACGATGGTCATAGTGTCCTCGCCCGAGTACCGCTTGATGCTCACGATGTCCCGGCCCTGGCGCACCAGTATGACCGTCGAGTCAGCGCCGCCTCGTGCCGGGTCGATACCTATGACCACTGGCGCCGAACCGTCCTTGTACCGTGGCCGCTTCATCGCCTCATCTACCACCGTCGGGCTGATGAACTGATCCTCGCCTGCGCTGGGGAACTCACCATACACCTCCACCTTGGCTTGCGGCGAATCCGCGCCGTACTCCGCAATGATCTGGTCGTAGACCGCCTTGTCCGTATCCTCGACCGTCCTAGCGTCTACGCTGCGGGCGTTCCAGAACGCTCTCTTGGCGTTGAAACACTCAAAGAAGTACCCCTCGTTTCTTCTGGGGTTGCTGAAGGCGAACCAGTACCTGTCGGGCGTGTTCTCTGTGAAGAAACCTGCGCCCACTTCCCATATTGGGTTGGGTATGCCGCTGCTCTCGTCGAAGATCAGCATCATCCCGTCCTGGTTGTGGACGCCCGCGTAGCTGTCAGGGTTCTCGGCTGACCACAGCTTGCCCTCTGCGGCCCAATAGCGCGTGCCTTTCTTCAGGTCACGCTCGACCAGCTCGGTAATCCACTTCGCAGGCACCAGCTTGGTGGCGCTCACTTCCCACCAGTGCGAGTGCATCGCCATCGCCGCCCACTTGGTCAGTTCTGCCCAGGTCACCGACCGCAGTTGGTTCTCAGAGTTGGCGCTGACCACTACGCTCCCGCCGATGCGCGTGGTCAGCATCCACAGCACCAGCCAAGATACTAGGGCGCTCTTGCCAATACCCCGGCCTGAGGAGACCGCTTCCCGTAGGGTGTCCATCTGGACCTTCCCCTTGTTCCGCTGGATGTGCGCCTTGATGTCGTTGAGCACTTCGCGTTGCCATTTGCGTGGGCCGCTAAAGTTTGCTAGGGGAGTGTTCTTTTGACGCCAGGGAAAAACATAGCGGACGAACGCTTCGGGATCATCCGCAAGCGCGGGTGACCACAACTCGACCATCAGGCGCTGCTCACCCTCTGAGCTGTATATTGGGAGTTGCATCTTCGACGTAGGTTAGGCGAGCACGGGCTTCTTCCAGCGCGGTGATGACGCTGATCTTCTGATAGACATCAACGCTTATCTCTTGCTTGGCAGTCCAACCGTGGACATGCTGAAGGATCGCCAGGCTGGCCTTGGCGTCGCCGTTCATTGACGCCTCGGACAGTTTGCCTGCATGCGCCATCTCAGCGTCGGCTTTGCCTTTTTGCGCCGCCATCTCGGCGATGGGGTCTAGCTGACACAGCCGCCTGTATTCAACTGGCAGCATGCCGGAGGCCAGAGCCAAACTGTCGCCTTTTAGGCCCAAGCGCGCTGCTTCGTAAATCTGTTGCAGTCGCGCCTCAGTCGCCCTGATCTCCCTAATTTCTAGCGGTAGGGATTTCATGCGCGGGAGTGTATCAGGTTTGTTGCTACTTGTTGTGTTACGACTTGTGGGCTGAAAAAATTTTGTTCGCGGACCCTTCGCCAGCGTGACCGGCCGGCGGCGGGCCCTGCCCCCCCCTCTCGAATGCTGCACTGCACCATGGCCAGGGCCGACCGCCGGGCCGACCGCCGGGCCGACCGCCGGGCCGACCGCCGGGCCGACCGCCGGGCCGACCGCCGGGCCGACCGCCGGGCCGCTGGCCAGGGCCGACCG